ATAATAACACTTGTTACGTATTCGGAGTCTTGTGAACAGAAATCGTCAGACATAAGAATTAAAATCTTAATATAATGGTATCATAACAATTACGAGTTGTCAACACCCCTACCATAATCATAACCAGAAATTGAAAATTGTTCTGAGTTGCCTGGGTATGAGGAAGGATCTTCACCTTCATAGTCTACTACCAAGGGTTCTCCGTCTACTCTGGAAGCCCAAATGGAGTAAAAACAATGAATTGAACCACTAGTACTGTTCATGACAGTTACTTTTTGGCCCCAGTCAATGTTCTTTATATATAATTCTTGATAAGACCCGATTGGTGTCAAGGTTATACTAATACTTTCTGGATCTACAAGTCCTTTCCAATACTCAGGCAATTCAATAATATTAGAATTTTTTAACGTAACTCTTACATAAACTGCAGCCTCAGGCCCCTCTACACAAACATGTCTGAGTCTGTGTCCTTTTTTGTTTGGATGTTTGATATCAAACCCTTTCCAACCTTGTCCATTTATAGTTCCACTCCATGAAACACCTGATCCATTACAATTTGATAAAGAACTATTTTTTAATGTGCCACCTGTTATATTAACGTCTCCCTCAAAAGTATTATCAGGTGCAGTATACTTGTTTAAACTTCCAGCTTTAAGTGTATTAGTTTTTCCAGCATCAATTTCAATTCCTATATCATCAGAATCAACCTTGATTCCTTTAACACCATGATCAACATATACGGCGGATTGAGCTATAGGGCCAGATGAAACTACTGTAGGGCCAACATATAATACTCCTTTTGGTGGATTTGATAATGGTGCGTATCCGATCTGAACTGGGCCATTTAATATGGATAGTCCTCCATCGTCAGAAGATTCATAGGGAATTTTATCAGGATTAAGAATACCAGCTCCACCCTGACTTCCCATTGTCAGTCTATTTCCAGAAGTTACATAATTATGAGCCATTATTCTGCCTCCAGAGCGTCTTTAAGTTGTGTTAATTTACTCAATGGTATTGAAGCACCAAAATCAGCAGAAGATGCCATCTGTAGAATTCCTGCTACAATACCACCAGTGACTTTTGCAGAAATTGTAAATTCATTTCTAGCAGTTAATCTTAAATTCGATCCTTGAATTCTAATATCAGGTGCATCAACAAGAATACCTTTATTTGCCTTTATATGAACATCACCACTATTATCTGCTTTTAGACCTTTTGCTTCCATGACAATATTGTCAGCTTTGAGAATTATATCACCATCATCACAATCTATAACCACATCCCCATGTTTACATTTAATCCATTTTGCAGGCACGACTGGATCTTGAGCTGCATCTCTCTTTCTTTTGATTTGTGATCCAAGACACTCCACAGATCTTCCAGATACAGCAGTCTGAAGATTTTCCCTATTTAATCCAGCTTCATGAAAAGATATACCAGAACCATTATTTGTTAAAACACGATAACTCACCTTTCCATATGGTGAGTCCTGTCCCGCTTCAACTCGAAAATGATTTTTTATATCAAGATCATAATCTCTTTGGATTCTACCCTTATAACTACTACCTCTTGCTGCTCTTCTAGCATTACTATCTGTCATTACGAACCTATCCTCCTACGTGACAACGGTTTATCAATACAATCAATAACCTCTATAATTTGAGTTGGATCAAGTTTCTGACTGACTTCAGATACAGAAACAAATTTTAATACAGGTCTTAGATTAGCACCGACTCCAGTGTCACTATTTATTGTGATTTCTGGAATAGAAGTAAAACCTATACCTCCATTTTCAATATCAACTCCTACAATTTTACCACCCAAAATTATTGGTTTAATTTGAGCACCATCAGCATCTATGGTGTCTGTTGGATTATAACCAGAGCCAGGATTGACAATTACAACATCATCAATTTCACCTACCATTTCATCACTTGGCACATCAATCACATCACTCTCTATTGGCCCAGATGTTGTTAAAGTTGTCGGATAAGTATTATTATAACCATAGCCTGGTGATTCTATAAGAATATTTTGTATTCCACCATCATCACCTATAATTGGTGTTGCTATTGCACCATTACCATCACCACAGGCGTCTTTAAAAGTAACGTATGGTGGATTTTCTGGTGTATATCCCATGCCAGGATCAACAATATCAACACCTATGATTTGACCAGTATTATTTACAACTGCATTTAAAAGTCCACCCAAGCCAGGAGTACCACCAAATAGCTCAATTTTAGGTGGGCCGCATCTTAATACATTAGTTTCACACTCTCCCACTAAAGCTGCAACTGTGGAGGGATCTCCATCCGTTTTTTTGAATACACTTGGAAGATTCTCTGGGTTATCACCACCACCTATGCCACCACTGATATTAGACATAAATCCTAAAACTTTATTAACCTGATCACGTTCATCTTGAGAAGGCCCTAGTTTATTACAAAATCTACTAGGTAATGGGCATTTAAAATCTTGACAACCTATGAAATCATAAAGAAGTCCAATTCCAGCCAATGCTTTGTTTATTAAAGAATTTACTGATCCAAGTGCGCCACCAAGAGTTGAAGTCAAACTATTTAATATTGGCCCAATCAAACTTGTAATCTTACCCATTATATTTTCAAGTAGTGCTCCAAGAAATTGTTCTGCTGCACATAATGGTGCATTAAGTAATTTACCAATTAAAGTCTTTAGAAAATCACCTATTGTCTTCTTCAAACCAGCAATCAGATTTTCAAAAAGACAATATATGGTGCTCATGACACCTTTTATACCTTCTCCAAACTGTGGTTTAATATCTTCTGGTATTAATTTATTTGTAAATTCATTGACTTTCTCCTCTACACTGGAGAACATGGCGTCTCTGATACTATTAACCTGAGCACTCATCACAGCACCAATTTTTTTGGTGATTAAATCCATTTCTGAATCAAAATCCATTTGCAGACCAGTAATAGCGTCATAATAAAATTCACCATATTTTTCTGCATTAATTAACATCTTACTAAGTTTACCTAAAGCTCCAGTTATTACTGATACCGAATTATCATTTTTACAAGTGGGTCTATCACTACATTCATCAAGCATCTGTTCGTTTACTTTATGTGCGCTTGTAACACCCTCTGAGCCACTTCCTGTAATGCCAGGGTTTACTGTTTCTTCGTTTATTTTTCTTCCAGTAATTGGATCATAATTTTCATTATTGTCTTTCTTTGTAAATTCTTTACCTTTAATTTGTTCATTTGTGCCAACTTTTGTTCCTACGTTGTCTCCTGTTTCTTCAGCTTTTACATTTCCACTTTTTCCGTCCACTATTGGAGTGGGTCTAGCATAACTATTACCCTTCCAGTCTTTATTTTTTGAATCATCATAATCTTGACTTGCAAGAAAAACATTAGTAATTACAGGTTTTTGTTCATCCTCACCATCTATCCAAAAACCTATTACACTCTCCCCACCTTCTAATTGATGTGTATTAGGAGCTGAACCGTATCCATTGTTTTGAAACGGATCACCCATAACAAGTGCAAAAGGTAATTCATCGGGATCCTCAATCCTATCATGATATCCAGTTACCATTACTTTTACACGGTTTGGGTAAACGACATCAGAGCCTGCTCGATCAGCGACTCCAACGTTTTTATCATTTTTAAGTAATGTCTTCTCTGCCCATGTTTCTCTAGGAGCAACTTGGCCTATCCACCAAGAAATATTCCCAAAACTGTCAGATCCCTCAAGAATGCTAGCCATTAGTCGTCATATACTAAACATTCGGGTTCATCAGGATGCATGTCACAGAATAGTTCTAATGCATTAGGATCATGATGATCTCCAGCTTCGATCTCTTCTTTGTGATGTTCTACATAAACTTCGAGTTCATGAAGTTCTTCCTTTGCATGCCTGCGTGCTGCAGGCGACACTGTAGGGTCTTGAATCAGACTCTTATCTTTTTCTATGTGATCTTCTATTGTTTTCATAATAGTACCTCCTTATACTATAGCTATTTAATCATCTCCAGGCGTGTCCCTTACAAGCCTAAGATATGTATAACATTGTAACCCATTATTATTGAATTGTACATTATGTCTTAGATCCTTAATAAGATAAAAGCCAGAAGTCCATTCATCAGTGCCTTTCATACTATGAATTAACTTGACATTTATTAAATTACCAGCTTCTAACTGAAAATTCATCGGAACAGTTATTTTTAAAGAACGAGATAATAAACTTTGATATCTCATTCTAGACTGACTTCTAATCTTATGTGGATTATACTCACCATCAGCAGAAGCAATCGTGCCATCCTTTCTCATGGTAGCGTCCACAATCGCAAATCTAACAACTCTTGTAGGATTTCCATTTATCTCAAATCTTATGTCAGGAAGTTCTTCATCTCCTAAATGAGCCTGTTTTGCGGTTTCTTTTGAAAATAAGGCCTCATCAGTTGCCATCAAAGTATGTAAATTCAAATACGATCTTCTTTCACCATACACAGAACTCATCATTTGATTTATAATGTTCTGATCGAACTCAAAAATGGGATCATGTAAATCAAAGTCAGGATTATCTGATAGTGCATCATGTTGAGTGTATGTAATCGCACCATTTTTCTTTCCATCGGATATAATTGTATCTATACTTTTGAATTTATATCCACTCTTCGTCATCCAAAATAAAAATCCAACTCTATCACTACCATCACCATCTTCAGGCATGGATCCTGACATAGCCCGTCTTGCCAACCAGTATATAGCTTTAAAAGGTTTCCAATAGTTACCATAAAATCCATCAGAATTTGCAGTTTCTTCTATATCAAGTTCATCAGTTTCTTTTATTTGAGATTTTAGTATATTCTCTACGTGTACGCTCGCTTTAACTTTAGGATCATATCTTTTTACAACTCTTTCTTTTTCATTATTAATGATACCTTCTGGATTTAATTGTACTGTAAAAGAGTTTGAAGATGATTCTGATCCATTTTGAACAAAAGCTGTAAGAACTAAGTCATCAAATTCTAAAACACCACTTTCATGTTCTATCTCAAGACTGACTCTCTCAGTGCCACGTAATTTAAGGTCTGATAAAGCATTGTCAATACTCACAAAGGTTATTTGAAACTCAAATACAGGTTCAAAGATACTCTCATAGTAATCAATATTTACTAGTGTTGTAATATTATCTCCTAACACAGCAATTTTAGAGTCTTCTAAACCAAAAATACTAATATTCTTAATTTTTAGATTCTGTGCATATGACATTAAGTTATCTCTCCCATAAGAAAAACTCTTG